CGAGGCGGTCAGGGTCGTGACGTTGGCAGACACCAGATTTGAATTTGTTCCAAAAATTGACGAGGCGGTCAGGGTCGTGACGTTGGCAGACACCAGATTGGAATTTGTTCCGAAAATTGAGGAGGCATTGAGGGTCGTGATGTTGGCGGTGGGCACAGAGAGGGTTGACCCCAATGTCAACCCCTGGAGGTTCGAAACTTGCCAGACGTTTAGGGTCCCCACGTTTGCGGTGGGTACGGAAAGGCTTGATCCTAGCGTCAACTCCTGGAGGTTCGAAACTTGCCAGACGTTCAGGGTCCCAACGTTGGCTGTAGTCGCTGTGAGATTTGTCGTGAGGGAATTTAGATTTGAAATTGCCAGTACGTTCAGGGTCCCTACGTTGGCGGTGGGTACGGAGAGATTTGATCCCAAAGTCAATTCCTGGAGGTTCGAAACTTGCCAGACGTTCAGGGTTCCCACGTTGGCGGTGGTTGCGAGAAGGTTGGTAGTGAGGGAATTTAGATTTGAAATTGTCAGTACGTTCAGGGTTCCTACGTTTGCGGTCGGTACGGAGAGGTTTGATCCTAACGTCAATCCCTGGAGGTTCGAGATTTGCCAGACGTTCAGGGTCCCGACGTTCGCTGTCGTTGCCAGGAGGTTGGTCGTGAGTGAATTTAGGTTTGAAATTGTCAGTACGTTAAGGGTCCCTACGTTGGCGGTGGGTACGGAGAGATTTGATCCCAAAGTTAATCCCTGAAGGTTCGAAACTTGCCAGACGTTCAGGGTCCCCACGTTGGCCAAGGGCGTCGCAAGCGATGTCCCGAGATTGAGTGAATTTAGATTTGAAATTGAGATTACATTGAGTGTCCCAACATTGGCCGTCGTCGCCAAGACGTTCGGGGTGGATACCGAGTTTGACGCGTAAATGTTTCCAGTGACCTGGAGGGTCGCGCTTGTCAGGGAGGGAGGGGTCAGCGTAGAGCCCACACCCAGAGGTCCTAGGATCCCCTGGCCACCCGCCGAGTACATGCGCATGCGGTTCGTCGAATTGGTTTGAAGGATGAGATCGGATATCTGATAATTTATAACAAAGACGTTCTGGGTCGCATCCTTGAGGAAGGTGCCGCCAGATCCAGAACCTGTCGACGCGTCCGAGAGGCTGATGGACACCGCCGTGCTCGTCGCAGGCGAGGCAACCTCGAGCTGACCGTACGGGTTGGCGATCCCGATGCCGACCGTCCCGAATATGGCCTTCCCGCTCACATTTGCAAAATTTGCAAAGACGTTATTTGTCGTGACTGAGTTGCTGACGGCCAGGTTCGATAGAATTCCGACGGATGTGATGTTCGGTTGGGCCGGGGCGGTCACTGAAAGGGCCGTCCCCACTGTTCCAACGATATTCGAGGCCTGGAGGTTCGAGAGGCCCGATGCGTTCCCAGTCAAAAGTCCACCGAATAGCACTCCAGATACGTTCAGGCCACTCAAAGTCCCGAGCGAAGTTATATTCGTTTGTGCATTCCCTGTCACGGCCGATGCCAGGGTCGAAAAGGGGATGGTCCCCACGATGTTCGCAGACTGGATGTTCGAAAGGGCCTGCCCGGACCCGACGATGAGGCCAGAGACGGCCAGGGATGACAGCGTCCCAACGGAGGTTATGTTTGTCTGCGCTGCAGCAGAGACGGACGACGCCAAAGGAACCGATCCGACGATTGCAGAGCCCGGGATGTTCGTTAGTCCAACACCATCTCCAGAGATTGTGCCACCGATGAGAGATCCAGTGACCGATAGGGCGGTCAGGGTTCCCACGGAGGTGATGTTGGGCTGGGCGTTTCCGGTGACTGCTCCGGCCGTAGTTGCAAAGGCGACGGTCCCGGTGATGTTCGAGACGGAGAGGTTCGAGAGGGCCGAGCCATCACCCGCAAATGACCCAGCCGTGACCATTCCAGAGACGGCCAAGGAGGTCAGGGTTCCGACGGAGGTTATGTTGGTCTGTGCGCTTCCAGCTACGCTTTGTGCCAAAGCTACACTCCCCACGACATTCGAACCGGTGATGGACGACAGGGCCTGTCCAGTTCCGGTGATGAGTCCAGAGACGGCCAGGGCACTCAGAACTCCGACGGATGTGATGTTGGTCTGGGCGTTCGCAGTAACCACCACGGCCGCCCCGACGGCCCCCACAACGTTCGACCCAGGGATGTTGGAAATAGCCGAGGCATCCGAGGCAATAAGCAACCCTGCGACGCGGAGGCCGGTCAGAATTCCCACGGAGGTAATGGCCGATTGGGCCGACTGTGTGACAATCTGTGCGCTCCCGACCGTTCCCGAAACATTCGAACCGGTGATGGAGGACAGTGCCTGCCCGGTCCCAGCTATGATTCCAGAGACGGAAAGAGAACTCAGAGTCCCGACCGAGGTGATGTTTGGCTGTGCGTTCCCCGTGACTGCGACGGCCGTCCCGACGGTCCCCGCCACATTCGATGCATTTAGATTCGAAATTCCAGACCCGTTCGAGGCGGTGAGCAACCCGGTGACGGTGAGGGCGCTTAGAATTCCTACGGAGGTGATGTTTGGTTGGGCGTTCCCAGTGACTGTCACGGCTTGCCCGACGACCCCTGTGACGTTCGCCCCGGTGAGGTTCGAGAGTCCCGATGCGTTTCCTGAATAGAGGCTGGCTATGACTGTATTGAGGTTCGAGACTCCATAGACGTTGAGGGTGCTCGCGCCATAGACCACGGCTGAATTGACGGTCAGGTATCCGACATTCAGAGTGTCTATGTTGGCCGTTCCGAGGACGTAGAGGTTCGAGCCGGGCGGTGGGTTCGAGAGGGTCCCGATCGACACGCCATTCTGGTACGCGACGTTCCCGTTTATGGTGGTCCATTGGGACGAGAGGATGGCGACGTTCGCAGCCTGTGTGATGAGCCCGTACTGGTCGACAGTTCCCTGGAATACGTTGGCGGACGAGCCGTACTGACCTGGCGTGACCCCAGAGAATGGCAAATTTGTATTTGAAAATGTCCCAAAGAGATTCGAGGCGTTGAGATTTGCGAGACCTGAGGCGTTCCCGTAGTACGCGCCAGAGACTATGGATCCAGTGTTTATGATACCAGAGACATTGAGAACCGCGTAGCTGATATTGGATATGATGGAGCCTGACACGTACAAATTCCCCGTGAAAGTTCCATCCTGACTGATGATGTTCCCGCAAATGACATTCCCGTTCGTGTCGAGGACATTCGAGGCGATGATGACATTTGCCGGTGGGCACGGCTGTGCGGGAGCCGATATATACCCCCCATTGGCGATGGAGTCGCACATCTAGTAGGTACGGAGAAAAAGGGCCTGTGGCTCTTTCCGCCCCCTGAAAGAACTCCTTCAGGTCCTCCGTCTTCCGAAGAGTATGATGAAAAGGCCGAGGATGAGGGCAGCTATCATGACGTACATCTTCTGGCGTTCGCCCGAGTCCCACGCGACTGGCGGGGGGAGGCTCTCGGGTCGTTCTGGTGCGTCCGGAACCATGATGGTGTCGAAGCGGAGCAGGAACATATTGCGTCCGAGGTCCCGACCGAATGCTGAGTCGTAGAAGAGATTTCCGTTTCCGGCGTTTCTCCATGAAATTGTCAGCCGATCGAGACTGTCGATGCGAGATGGGTACTCGATGGCAATCTTGTAATTTTGAGAATAAAATTCGTTGTTGTACGTGAAGCTCGTGTTTGAGAAGGTGGAGGCATTCGAGGCGAGGGACGTGGCAGCCTTGACGGGCACAAATGCAAATGCGCCGGAATAAGCGTTCGAGTTGGGGACGGCGATCGAGTTTACAGTTTGTGTGAGTGCAGATGCGACCAGCGTCTGTGTCGAGCGAAGCTCAGCGATATCCAAAGTCAGATACTGCGAACTGAAGACGTTCGGCAACATGGCAGAGACGAGCTCAACCTTGCTGACGTTGTAAATTGGCGTCGACAGAAAAAGAGTATATGAATTTGAATTTGGAAATAGAGTCTGATTACGGTTGTTGGAATCTACGTAGACAACGTAGTCCATTCTAATAGGGCTTTTGAAAAAAGCCCGTCCGGTCTGTCGCCCCCTCACATGATGGGGATACCATCGCGGCCAGGGTACAGACACACGTTCGGCTTCGAACAAGTGATCTTGAGAGTCAGATAGGTCGGGCCTCCGGTAATGTTCGGTTGGGCTCCAGATGCCAAATATAGGTTCACGGTGAATTTCTCAATCTGCCGAATCGGCTCGATGTACGGAACTTCAACAGGGAAATAGCCATTGGTCGTAAAGATCGTTCGGTGGTTCGTCGTGGCATTGTCATCGATAGGAATAAACAAGACGGAGGTTGCGAGCTGATTGACGTTCGAGACGGTGATTGACGGTGCGGCGCCCTCGTTCGAGATAATGCCGGATACCTGACTGCTGTAACGGAGATATGTCTTGTCATTGAATTTTGACTTGAGTTCCTCAATGTTGATGTAATAGCCTGATGTAGTCACGGGGGTGTTGGCGTTTGCGTGAAAGCTGGCCGAGAGGATCTCAGCCTTGATGACGTTTCTCAAAGGGATGTTCATGTAGCCGACAAAGCTCGCATTCGAGCTGGCACCGACTGAATCAACACGGATCGTGTACACTTCAGTGTCACACATTTCTATTATGTACTGGGAATATTTTGGGGGAGGAAACCTGTGGTTTCCTCACTTCTCCAGCAGAGAGCCGCCGACGCCGTCAGCAATCGCATAGTCGCGCATGTTGTCCTTGACGTACTCGCCAGAGTTGCACAGGCCACCTGGGGTCAGGCCACTGCTGTAGTAGGCGGCGTCCTTGGAGGGACCCGCCACACAGTCCAGAGACGGCTTGATGTCGAAGATGCTCTTGGGGTCCGCGCTGACGTTCGGGCCAGCGACGATGGTGAGGGGAGCCGGCTCGTAGGTGGACGAGCGGGCGGTGGCGCCCTGGACCAGGATGACCAGGATCGCCAACAGAAGACCGATGATGGTCGCGTTGATAACCATCTTTCCAAACTTGAATGCCATTTGAAAAGAGCGGAGATTTTTTTCAAGTCAAGTCCAGAGTACAAGTTGGCCTGCGACCAACTTGGCCGACTCGCGTTAAAGCCAGTGAGCACTTTTCTACAAAACTGGTAGATGGAGTTTTCTTTTGACACGAACGAGGGCAAGACTATGGCGATGAACGATGACGAGACTAAATTGCTCGACGAGATTTCATTTGCGCCCCCCGAGCGGCGTTCGGCTCCCCTTAAGCCCAGGCAGTCCCGCCCCAGTCCGTTCGCCAAGCGGGCTCCTGGACCAGTCGAGCACCAAGTGGCCCCAGACGACGGCCTGGATATGTTCATGAACCCCGGGAAGCGTACAGCCCCGCCACCTCCCATGGCTGAGGAGTTTGACGGTGGCGAGGAGGAGGATGATGGCTTCGAGGAGGGCGCCCCGGAGGGTCAGGAGGGTTACCAGGGTGGTGGAAACAGCGGTCCCTCCGAGGGATACAAGACGATCGAGGACGAGAAGGCTGACCTTTTGAACAAGATTTCCCGCCTGAACAAGAAGGGCATCCAGTCGAGCCAGCGCCTGACAATCTACAGCGACATTGAGGAGATCCGGACCGAGTACAAGCGGATGACGTACGGTGTCGAGGTCGAGCGCTCCATCAAGTTCCAGCGTCGCATGCTCATCGCCTGCGTGACCGGCCTGGAGTTTCTCAACGACAAGTTCGATCCCTTCGACCTGGCACTCAACGGCTGGTCCCAGAACGCCATGGAGAACGTCGAGGACTACGATGGCGTCTTTGAGGATCTCCACAACAAGTACAAGACGAAG